AATCTTCCGAGTTTGAAGTCAAGGAAGATGCTACCAAGGCACAGATCGCCAAGGCATTCAAGACTATGTTGAAGGCAAAGACTACGAACAAGAAAATCTTGTCCTCCTTTGTCGATATGGTCGCCTAAAAAACCGTCCACTGCCCCTGGTTTCAGGGGCATCATGCCCTATAATAAGTTCATCGACACAAAGACCAATGCCTCGTTCCGCTAACATCGACCCTGTTGTCCTCACCCAGTATCTCTCCGATAACTTTGGCAATGAGTTTGGTAGTCAAGCAGTTCTGAAAGCTGCTGATGAGTTTGGAGTCTCCTACCCCACCATCTGCAAACGCCTTGATCAATACAAGGTCGGATATGGTAAGTGGAGTCTCACTGCCGAGCAAATTGAAGTACAATATAATGCACCCGCTGCAGAACCTGCAGTAGAACTCAACCTTATCCCCCAGAAAGATGATACCTTCGTCCAGTTTGGTGATTTCGCTGATATTAAAAAAATTATTAAGTCCCGTCTCTTCTACCCTGCGTTTATCACGGGTCTCTCGGGCAATGGTAAAACGTTCGGTATCGAGCAAGCGTGTGCTCAACTCGGACGGGAACTGATTCGTGTAAACATTACTGTAGAAACTGATGAAGACGATCTTATTGGTGGGTTTCGTCTTGTGGACGGCAACACTGTATGGCATAACGGTCCAGTCATCGAAGCGTTACAACGCGGTGCGGTCCTGCTCCTTGACGAGATTGACCTTGCCTCCAGCAAAATCCTTTGTCTACAATCCGTGCTCGAAGGAAAGGGAATCTTTCTGAAAAAGATTGGTAAGTTCATTCAACCTACTGATGGATTCACTGTGGTTGCCACTGCAAACACCAAGGGTAAGGGTTCTGATGACGGTCGCTTCATTGGCACCAACGTTCTGAACGAAGCATTCCTTGAGCGTTTCCCAATCACCTTCGAGCAAGAGTATCCTACTCCTGCTGTTGAATCGAAGATCCTTTCAAAACTCTGTGAAGATGATGAGTTCGTCACCAAACTGGTAGACTGGGCAGACATCATTCGCAAGACCTTTCGTGATGGTGGTATCGATGAGGTGATCAGCACTCGCCGCCTGGTCCACATTGTCCAAGCGTACAAGATCTTCGGTAAGCGTATGAAGTCTATCGAAGTTTGCACCAATCGTTTCGACGAAGAAACCAAAACGTCCTTTATTGAACTCTACGACAAAATTGATGAGAATGCCGAATCACCTGACCAAGATGCATAATTACATCGGTAGCATTGCAATGCTGAAGACTGGGAAGTCAGTCAAAATCCTCGGCGGTACGGGTCTGGAACTCTATGTTCAGACCCTTGACGGATCCGTTGAGAGGTGCTATCATAATCAACTGGAGTACATCTATCAAGCATGACTTTCAAATATAATGAAGATGCTCTGTTAAAGGAGCTACGTGATTACATTTCTGCAACTTATGAACAACACTATTCTGCTGGTAACGACAGCATTCAAACGTTAGACCTGATCGAAGCATGTGGTGATGCAGAGGCATTCTGCCGTAGCAACATCCTCAAGTATGCTTCTAGGTATGACAAGAAGGGCACTGCCCGTCGTGATATCGTCAAGATCCTTCACTACGGTCTGCTTCTCTTGCATTTCTCTGACAAGTCTAACGTTACTGAACCCTACAACCAATGAGTAAATTGATTCTATCTAGAGATACCCACCAGATCCTGAAGAACTTTTGTACAATCAATGCTTCTATCATGATCCGTGAGGGTAATACTCTTAAAACCATTAGTGTTGGTGAGAATGTCATCTCCCAGTTCAAGTGCGAAGAAAGTTTTCCACAGACGTTTGGCATCTATGATCTGTCAGAGTTCTTGTCTGGATTGAGTCTGTTCGACTCGCCAGTGCTTGAGTTTGAAAGCAACAAGTATGTGAACATTGTCGGTAACGGCAGGAAAGCACGTTACTACTTCTCTGATCCAGAGATCACGCTGAAGGCAGCACCAGAGAAAGACATCTCTGAACCTGAAACTGACCTTGAGTTCAATATTTCTCAAGAAGATATTCAGGCATTGCAGAAAGCATCCCAGGTGTATTGTCTTCCCGACCTTGCATTCTGTTCTGATGCTGATGGCAAGATTACCATCAAACTCTTCGACAAAGAAGATGACACCTGTAACGTTTACGAACAGGATGTTCTTGGTAATAGCACTGGTGAGTTCCACCTTCGCATGAAGATGGAGAACCTGCGTCTACACACAGGTGACTATCATGTTCAGGTGAAAGAGAAGTGGGCAAGCATCTGGAAGCACCAGCGTCTTGATTTGAAATACCTTATTGCACTTGAACCTTGACTAGAGAATGTGGGGGGTGTACTCTGTGTTGTAGGGGAAATCTAACGCTCCAAGCAAAAGAACACCAAGTATATCCAGGTCACCCTTGCCCATATCTAGTCGATTCTGGTTGTGGTATCCATGACGATCCATCAAAACCAGAGTGTTGTGATAGTTATCTTTGTGCTTGGTTGAAACATCCTGACATGCCAGATTGGATGAAACCAGACAAAGTTGGGTTCTTACTGACGGAAGCAAACTCTTATGTAACACTTACTGCAGATTTTGCTAGCGGTCAGATTGATGGAACTGCATTGCTTTATGCTATTGATTGGTGTAAAGTAAAAAAGAAAGCCATGTTCTATACTGCCAAGTCTCCTGGGACAGGTGAGTATATTCGTGGTAATATTATGAATCATCCAGACTCCTTTCACAGGAGAGGATCTATGGATGAAATTTTTGAACCTATTGAATTATTTAATGATGGATAAAAAATTCCTTTGGGTGGAACAGTACCGTCCTCGTACTATTGATGACTGTATTCTTCCTCCCAGCATTCTAGATGTGTTCAAAGGTTTCGTTGAACAGGGTGAACTTCCTAACTTGCTGCTCCCTGGCACTGCAGGCATCGGTAAAACCACCGTTGCAAAGGCATTGTGTGAAGAGATTGGTGCTTCTTACATCGTGATCAACGGTAGTGACGAAGGTCGCTTCCTAGACACCATTCGACAGAAGGTTCGCACCTTCGCCAGCACTGTCTCTCTGTCCTCTAGCAGCGCCCACAAGGTCGTTATCATCGATGAGGCAGACAACACCACCAATGACGTGCAGTTGTCCTTGAGGACCGCTATCGAAGAGTTCCACAGCAACTGTCGGTTCATCTTCACTTGCAACTTCCCTAACAAGATCATCGAACCACTGCATTCTCGATGCACTGTGGTTGACTTCAAGATCAAGAAGGGTGATCAAGCTGGTCTACAGGTGAAGTTCTTCAAACGCTTGAAGAACATCTTGGAAGAGAACAATTGTGAGTATGTACCTGAAGTTCTCCTCAAACTTATCGAACGATACTACCCAGACTGGCGTCGTTTGATCAATGAGTGTCAGCGCCACGCTGCTGCTGGTGCTATCAACACAGACATTCTGGTTGATATTGCTGACATCAAACTGGATGACCTTGTGAAAGCGATGAAGAACAAGGAGTTCACCACTATCAAACGATGGGTGACAGACAACATCGACAATGACCCAAACATTGTCATGCGTAAGATCTATAACACTCTCTATGAGAATGTTAAACCCAAGTACATCCCAGAAGCAGTGCTGATTATCGCCAAGTATCAGTACCAGATCGCATTCGTTGCCGATCAAGAAATTAACTTACTTGCATGCCTAACCGAAGTCATGCTTGGTTGCGACTTTAAATGAAACTATGACCGTAAATGCATTCCACGTCACCATCTACTACACTGAAGAACGGAAGCGTGAGTTCCACTACAAGATGCCTAGTCATCAGCAAGGAACAGACTCAATTTTGAGAAAAATGAAAGCTGAAAATCCAGACGCATTCTGTGTTATTGTTGAACGCAATGGCAAAGAGTCTCAATGGATTAATCCAGACTTCAAATGATCACAACGCTCAAAAACTACAAGACAGGAGCATACAAACAGTTGAAGGAGACTATTATGTCTCCTAATTTTCCATGGAATTTCTATGGAACAACAATTGAAAATCAAACTGATGACCTGCACCTGATGTCTCACTGCTTTCTAGCGAGACCAGGGCAGGAGAATCCATATACCATATCGTTGAGTGAACATACGCGACTTGCTGCGTTTGTTTGCAGACAAATTTTGGGTATGAATGAGATAGAAGTACACATGTTCTATCGTATTGCTGTCAACCTAGTCTTTGACACCGAAGGCACTAGCGTCAAGCATGTTGATCACGAGTATCCACATGAGAATCTGATCATTTACTTAAACAAGTTTGACAAAGGCAGAACTTTGGTGTATGATGAAGATGATAATGAGCATAGTGTGACTGCCAAA